TGCTTGCCTCTGCTTGCCTCTGCTTGCCTCTGCTTGCCTCTGCTTGCCTCTGCTTGCCTCTGCTTGCCTCTACTAGCTTGACTTGTAACAAGAAAAAAAAATAAAAAAAACTGATTAAATTAATTCTTGTATCTTATGCACAGTATTGGGTACTCGTTTAAACAAGCACCCCATACTATGTACACTTTATTTTTTAGATTTTATAAACACTACTTTTTTAAGTAGATGACCCCAGAAAATAAAGTTAAATAATATAATTAAAATATCAAGACTATTAAAAATATTATCTCCACTAAAGTCAAACATAATTTATTTTTCCTTTCTTTCTACTTATATTTATAAGTAGCATTGAACACTCCGTTTAAACAGAGTGTTCTATGCTAGTTACTATATATTATTTTCTAGGTACTGACTCGCCTTGCGTTTCCTCGAATCCCATTTCTATCATCTTATCTACACAAAGTTTTGTGTAATCTCCACCTTCAGTTATAAATCCATAGTCCACTGTGTCTTGTACTTGTGATGATATGTCATCATTCACGCCAAGATAATTTATAACTGTATCCTTGTCAGAATTTCTAACCAAAGTTCGCATAAACATAAACACCTGCTCAAAATTTAAATGCCCCTCTTTGAATAGACCAGTCATTATTTTTAAATAATCTTTGTCCTTGTGTTTACCTGCATCCATCAAAGATTGATTCACATATCCTTGAAATGATTTAATTTTATTCATATCTTTTCCTTTCCCTCTACTTACTTTTATAAGTAGCATTGAGTACTCCGTGTTTAAACGAAGTACTCTATGCTAGTTATCTTCTTCCAATGTATCCCAATAAGCATCCAGTTTCTTTTGTTCCTCTCGGTTCTCCAGTCTTAGGTTCTTATATAAGAGCCACTCGCCAAATGTTCTTGTGTCGCCATTCGGCTTTGTACCTTCAGGCATATCACAAGCTACTAACAAATTATATTCCCTGCTTGCTTGTTTCTTTGATACTACTACGCTGTGCATTACCAACCTCTTTCATCATCTTGTCTTGTCACTTCTACATTTAGATTATCAGTAAAGCTAATGAAAATTCCTTGAAGTTCATCATCTCTAAAGATACCCTTTACTTTGTAAGTTCCGTCACCGTGTGTTGTTCTAGTAGCAAAACCTGATTCAGTATTACCATAACCATTACCAACTAAAGTTCTCTCACTTACACTCGTGTAAAAGTTCTTTTCATTTCCTAGTGTTGGGTCATTAAGAAATGTTTCTTTCTCGAAATCATAATTCATTTTTGAATTACCTTGATTAGCGTGTTTAATATAACAAGGGTCAATCAATAACACCTGCCCACTATCAACGCCAATTTCTCCAACTGTTTTTATTTCGTACATATTATTTTTCCTTTCTCTACTCTATTTATAATTTATAAATAGAATTGAAAACCCACAAAATGGGTGTTCTATTCTAATTACTTGGTTATTTTTAGAATTTCTAGATTTTTTAGGGTGTTTAACGCCATTCTAAGCCGACCATTAATCGTTAGCGTACAATGGTTAGCTAAGATATGTCAATCTATATAGACAGATAACCCTCTACTTATATTTATAAGTAGCCTTGCACACCTCAGAGTGTTCAGTGAGAAAGGTTTAAAACTCCGAACACTCTAGCTGTGCATATTCCTATGCTTTTACTGTCGCTACTAGCCTCTACTATCATTCACAAAAACTTGTGAAAAAAATTTAAAAAAAATCACAGAGGAATATTCTTTGGGTGTTTTAAACTTCCTTTAAAACAGTACCAAAGAATTTCCCTTCATCTTCTATCTTCTGATGTTTATTTATTAAACATCATTGAAGGCACCGTTTAAACAGATGCCTTCTATGATATCTACTTCCTTCTTAAATGAGTACCATCTAAATTAGCGTACCAACCCGTATTTTTAATACAAGCAGTTCGAAATGTACTAGGGTCAAATCGTGGGTTATCTTTTTCTAATCTTTCTATAAGATTTCTAATAAGCCACTCAATTCCTTCAGCAGATTTTTCTAATACCCCAAGTTGTTGTAAGGTATCGTTTATAGCTAATGCTATTTCAATATAATCTTTTCTAGTCATATCATTTCCTTTCTCTACTCCATTTATAATTTATAAATAGAATTGAAGGCACCGTTTAAACAGTGCCTTCTATTCTAATTACTTTATCTAAAGTCACCCTTTGCTATTATAATTGTTTCACCCTTACAGGCTGGACAATCAAATACGCCAGACTCACCATCAATTATTTTGGCGCTTTTTTTCTGGCTTGTCTTCTGCTCTTTAACTGTTGCAGTACTCACTCGAAAATTCATTCCGTAGCCTTCTCTTCTACTTCGTTCATTTCCTGCACTACAACCATCATCAACACAAGCCACCTTGATAGATGTCTTCGGTGCTTTCTGATGCTCCAATATTGCAATGTGAGGAACTAGCCCCAGTTTTTTAACAATAGGCTTAGCCCACTTGTCAAACTCAGAACCCCTCACCGTAGCCGTTGGCTTTCCTTCTGCTTTAAGAAGTCCAATTATTAAATTTTTAAAAGACTTCTTATGTCCAGCATCAGCAGGAAGAACAGCGTGGCACACTTCGTGGGCTAGCACTTGAAAGATGTCTAATGTTTCCTCTAAGTTGTTAGCCTTCAAAGTTGGTCTAATAAATAAATGCCTTGTACCTTTTTTGTCTAAGTTCTTAAGGTCGGCATCTTCACTAGTATATTGACATACTCCTATTGTGGAATTGTTTAACCCCTTTGGCATATGTCCAAACGAAACTTTAATCTCGTTTCTAGTTTTTACAAAGTCATTGAAGCCCGTAGCCTTTAATTTTTTAAAGACTTCGTTCACGGCTTTCTCCAACCATTGTTCTCTAGTACCAGTATATTTTTTTATACTCATAATATTTTTCCCTTTCTCTACTGTCTGTTTATACAGACAGGATATTTATTTAAATATCGTTGAGGTTTCATTTTGTAAAACCTCTACGATAATTAAAATTAATTAATTATCTTGAAAGGTGATTGACCTTAGCCAATCAGATTGTTATCTAGGTAACTCTATTCTTAAAACTAGGACAGGAGATATTTAATTGAAACACTTTTTAAACTTAGTCGTTTAAACAAGCTGTATTATTTTGCCCACCCTAAGATTTTTCGCTTAGGGTCTGAGCTTAGTTGTTCCTTGCAACTGTTATCTAAGCCACTGTACCGAGCTGAGTATTGACAAAACACTGTATAAATAATTAAATTTATTTAACCTTCAGAGTACTTATAAAATTAAGACTAGCAGACTTTACAAGTAACACCAAATAGCATAGAAGATATTAGTAATTCTGCCTATCACATATGAAAGAGTATGTCAAGTGAGCTTGCCAAGTATCTACGTTTCTATTTGCTATTTCTTTATTGACGTGCTGATGATATATAGCTTGTTTAAACTGATTGTACCTAGTGTGATAGGGTGAGTATATCCTATCTTCTTTCACATCTCAAAGCAACCCACCCCGTTTAGATTCAAAATTTGTACAGGGTCTGACAGAGTAGGTACATCACTAGATATTATTTATTAAAGTATTTTCCAGACTCCCAGTTTAAACAGACAAGCCGTTTAAACGCTTAGGAAGTTTTTAAAAAAGTAATGGATAGTTCAATATTGGTAGGGGGGTATATATTAAGTATGAACCTAGAATATTAAAAGCATCAAAGGTACCAATAAAGGTACTAAAAGGATACTAATAAAGTATAACATTTAATGATTCACTGCATATAGTTGGTGAACTAATACAGTAATACATATTACTCTTTATTTTCTTCAATTTATTGCTACAAACTTTACATTTATTCAATAGTCTTATTTTAACTTGTTATTTTATTTATAATTTCTTTTGGGCGAGAACAGGCATATAAAGTGTTAAGCTTGAAAAATTAATTTTCGTTAGTCCTTGGGTAGCTTACTTGTCTGTTCTAGTTGGTCTTACTGGCTGTAAGGCAAGCCTTTTGTGCTCCTGATGCCCACTTCACCTGTAACTAGCTACTTCTTAATTTTTTTTTATTCATTTGAATAGTATCACAAGTTCCCTATAATCGAAAGTACATAAAAATAAACTTGCCCAGTTTATAGTTAGTACTAAGAGAAGCCTTCTTGAATAGATGGTCCTTCCAGACAGTTTATTTCAAGGGGGTTTTTCTTTATCTAACTAAGAGGTTCCTGTAAGTCAGTAGGTACTTTTCTTCCTTTGATTCTTGGATAGACTCTTTGTTTGTGATTGTTACAATGTTTAAATTTGTTGTACTTTGAAATAATTGTACTACACCCTTTTTCTAAGCAGCTTCTTCCACTACTATATGTAGTGGTAGGTTTGTGGTTGGGGTATTTTTTACCTTTAACAGATTCAATCATACAATATGTAGTATATAAGATTTAAGTATACAATATGTAGTATATAAGATTTAAACATACCAGATGTAGTATATAAGGAGAAGTATGCCAGGACCAAAGTATAAGAAGAAATACAAAAAAATGGGTTACGGAAAAAGAAAAAAGTAATGCCTTTTAAGAAGATAGGACCAAATAAGTTTAGGTCTCCTAGTGGAAAAGTTATGTCTGGTAAGCAGGTTAAATCCTATTACTCTATGTACACAAATAAAAAATGAACGGAACATTATGTGAAGGTCCACTCTGTAAAAAGAAACTTGTTACAGGAAAAAGAAAATACTGCTCTACTAAATGTAAAAGGGCAGCTGAATATAAAAGAAAAGTAAAACCTCTATACCAAGTTGAGGAAGCAGCTAAGGGAAGTATTGTCAGAGGACAGAACTACGAGAGGTTTGTAAAAGAGTTTGCTCCCTTAATTGAAAATAAAAAGATTACACATAAAGAGGTTTCAGAGAAACTTGATATAAACAAATCAGTCGTTACGAGAATGTATAGCGCATACAAACAAGATAAATCTATATTAAAAGCTAGAGAGAACTGGACTATGCCCACAGAGGCAACAAAATCATTAAAGAGTTTTAAGAGTTTCAGAGATATGTATTTCAGAACTGAAACTGGAGAACGATACGAGACTGCAGACTTTCACGAAAAATGGATTAACGCCATCATTAAAGCTATAAAGGAAGGTGGGGAACAAATGATTCTCTCTCCACCACGACACGGTAAGACAGACTTACTTACACACTTTGCAGTATGGCAGATATGTAAAAATCCTAATGTAAGAATTATGTGGGTAGGTGGAAATGAAGAAATTGCAAAGAACTCAGTAGGTTCTGTGTTGGACCACTTAGAAAACAATGAAAGTTTGAAAGAGGATTTCTGTGGACCAGGTGGAAGATTTCAACCAAAAAATAGAAGTGGTAAATCTTGGTCATCAAGTCAATTTACTGTAGCTAACAGAACAGTAACAGGTATCAAATCACCATCTATGGTAGCTGTAGGTAAGGGTGGTAAGATTCTATCAAGAGACTGTGACATAATTATTGCAGATGACATTGAGGACCACGGAACAACTGTTCAACCAAGTGCTAGAGAGCAGACAAGACAATGGTGGACAACAACTTTATCATCAAGAAAAGAAGAACATACTGCTGTAGTAGTTATAGGTTCAAGGCAGCACCCAGAGGATTTATATAACTTTCTTTTAGAGAATCCAGAGATGCAGACAATAGTAGAAGAGGCACACAGTTCAGAATGTATTTTGCCTGAAACTGAAATAAAACTACATACTAAGTGTATGTTGTGGGAAAGTAAAAGAACTTATAAATGGTTGCTATCAAGAAAAGTTGCAGCAGAAACCACAGGTGGAAAAGCTATCTTTGAAATGGTCTATCTTAATAAAGCCTTTGTTGATGGTATAACTATGTTTAACTCAGAAGATATAGACCAATGTAGAGATGTTAATAGAGTAGTAGGACATATTCCTGCAGGTACACATTTAGTTGCAGGGCTTGACCCAGCTTCTACAGGATTTCAAGCCTGTTTCTTATGGGCAGCTAATACAGATACAGGAATGATGTATTTAGTTGATGTAGAGAACGAAGAGGGTGGTGGAATAATACAAGCCAGACAAACTATAAAAAAGTGGTATGAGAAATATAGTTTATCCCATTGGGTTATAGAAGAGAACGGTTTCCAAAAGGCTATAAGACAGGATGTACAGTTGAGAGATTACTGTTCAAGATTTGGGATTCACACAGAAGGACATCAAACACAAAAGAATAAGTTTGACCCAATATTTGGTGTAGGTTCTATGGCACAGCTATTCAAGGAACAGTTGATTAATTTACCCTATGGTAATGCAGATTCAGAAGTAAAGAGTAATATATATCGTAGACAATTAATTTATTTCTCTTCGGCTTCTAATAAAGCTAAAAGTAATAAAGGATACAAATCAGATGTTGTAATGGCATCTTGGTTTCCGTTAAAAGTTATTAGAAGATTAGGTAAAGAAAGAATAGCTGAGGTAGGATTAGATTATAGACCTAGTTTTAAGGAATGGGATATAAGCGAGATGAACGAAGCACCTTGGGGATAATGTGAAAGATACAGACTTACAAGATAGAATAACACAGTTGCATTATGATAATCAAGCAGCATATGCGACAAGAGGTCGTATTCGTGCAATTATGAATGGTGGACCTTCAGGTATTCTTGCACTTCTTGGTGACCAGCTTAAAGGATTTCAAGATTGGCAAGTTCCTGTTCCTAACTTGATGATGTCAGGTCTAGAGCATCTTGCTCAAAAGATAGGGCGTATTCCAAACTTAAAGGTGGATGTTCCTAACGATAAAGATTCAACAAGAGCTAAGAATAAAGCAGAAAAGATTTCCAGAATAATAACTGCTTATGATGAAGTCCAGAGATTAGATTTACAAATGCCACAAGTAGGAAGATGGCTTCCTGGTTATGGATATGCAGTATGGGTTATTAGAGAAAAGAAAGATTCTAATGGAACTCCTTATCCAGTTGCAGAACTTCGAGACCCTTACAACTGTTTCCCTGGTTACTTCGGTGCAGACCAACAACCTAAAGACTTATCAATAGTTAGGAGAGTTCCAAAATATGCGTTAGAAAAAGTCTATCCAGAGTTTAAAGATGCAATTAACTTAAAGACAAAACACGAAGGATTAAATGTTGGTGCTGGTTATGCTTCTCCATATACAGATTCATATAGTGGTTCTTGGGCTAACTCAAACGGACAAGGAGATTTAGTCGCAGAATATTACAATGATGAGGGAACATATGTTTACCATATGGCATCAGGCATAACTATTGACTTTATTCCTAATCCAATACAAAGTGGTCCTGCTTTCGTTGTGGCTAAGAAGTTTTCCTTCGACCAGCTACAAGGACAGTACGACCAGATTGTAGGTTTGATGGCATCTATGGCAAAGATAAATGTTATGAGTATTATCGCTATGGAAGATGCTGTATTCACCGAAACAAATATTTCAGGTGAACTTGAATCAGGACAGTATAGAAAAGGCAGGTTTGCTGTAAACTATTTATCCCCTGGAACACAGGTTTCCAAACCAGCTTCAAATGTTCCTTATCAGATTTTCCAACAGATAGATAGGATTGAAAGACAACTTCGTGTTGGTGGTGCATATCCAACTACAGATGATTCTCAATCTCCATTAGCTTTTGCTACTGGTAGAGGTTTAGAGGAACTGGGTGCATCAATGTCTTTGATGATTAGAGAATATCATACGGTAATGGCAGATGCTATAGAGCAGTTAGATTCTAAAAGACTTGAGTGGGATGAGGTTATGTATGGTGGCAAACCGAAACCCTTATCTGGATATATGGATAATAAATTCTTTGCAGAAAATTATGACCCTTTGAAAGATATAAGTGGAAGTTATAAGACACGTAGAGTTTATGGAGCTATGGCTGGTTATGATGAACCACAGAAAATTGTTACAGGATTACAGCTACTTAACGCAGGTATTATTGACAGACAAACGCTACAAGAAAACCTTGATGGCTTAGATAATACAGTTAGAGTTAATGAAAGAATTATAAAAGAAAAAGCAGATAATGTTATATATGAAACTCTTTTATCACGAGCACAACAAGGTGATGTCAAAGCTACAATGGCTATAGTTCAAATAAGTAAAAATCCAGCAAATGCTCAGAATATATTAGATAAATTTTATACAGCAGATAATCCAGAAATACCAGAACAGGAAGAAGCTCTTTTAGTTGATACACAGACTGGAATACCTCAAGGACAACCTCAAGGACCACCACCTGGAATAGCACAGGTGTTACAAGGAATGGGGTAGCAATGTCTACCAATGAAACATTCGCAAATATAATTAATAATAGTTTGTATGATGTTGATGATATAGGTAATGAACTTATTTCAGATGCCTCAAATGAACCAATACTAATGTTTACTCAGCTACCACCGATTGTATTTCCTTTTGGTTATATGATTATTAGTTCAACATTTGCTTATTTTGAAGAGGGGGAAGATGACCAGAGCTACTACTAGTGTAAAAAAAACAGCCCTGAATGTTCCACCAGCAAGTAGGAACTATGTCGCACAATCCGATATGGCACACGGTGAAAAAGAAGCTATGTATGATTTTATGGATAAGACTCCTACCTTTTCAAATGAAATAGTAACTGAAAGTCAAGGAGTAACTCCTATTGTAGATAGTCAAACACAAAAGCAGCTAGATTTAGATGTATGGGCATCTACAAATAGAAAGGTAGAGCCAGTACAAACTGGAATGGCAAGTGTACCACCAGTAGATACAACACAAGAATTAATTTACGAGTTGTATGCTTTAACAGGTGACCCAGCATTAGCTAGACTTATTAGATAGTATGTCCTATTCAATATTTGACAGTGATGTTGTTGAGGATGAAACAACAATAAAACTCCAAGCTAAAAACTTAAAACCTACAGCAACAATAGAGATGGCTAAACAAGCAGCAGCTATAGCAAACAGGTATCCTACACTCCCAGCTGGTGCAGTAGTAGGTGCTGTTCGTTTAAACATTTCACCTGATGACCCTAGACTTGCACAAATCGTTATGCAAGATTCAATAATAAAAGAAGAGGAAGGATATGGAGCATTAAAAACTGCTGGTGCATTTGCTAAAGACAAAGGTAAAGCAGGTTTAAGAGGATTGTTTCTTGGTTTTCAATCTGCTTGGGAAGAAGGTTTACCAGAGAAAGTAAGATATTTAGAAGCTAGACAACAGGGTATGACACACGCTGAAGCAAAAGAAGCATCAGAAACAGAATTGTTTATGCCTGCACTTAAAGGTGGAGATATAGGAAGTGGTATCTTTTTAGGTAGTACTGACCCTACAACAACTGATGAGTATAAAAACTTAATAGAATCAGGTGTTCCACCTGCAGAGGCACGACAGTTTGTAATAGAAAATGTTTTAGGACCTCAGATATACGAAGAGCAGAGATTAAAAGCAGAAACAGGAGTGCAGTTTGTAGGAGAGAGAAGAGCTAAGTTTGAAGCAGCAGGTGTAGCTCCAACAGTAACTATTGGTCGTTGGTTGTTTAAACCATTTGATGAGATTATAGAACCAGGAACTAAAGCATATAGTTTTATAACTGGAACTATAGATGCTCTTGCTCAGATATTTGCAGACCCAGTTGCTCTTGCAACATTCGGTCTTGCTTATTTAGGTAAATCAAAAAAAGCGTTTACTTCTATGGCAAAAATGAAAGAGTTTCAATCAAGTGGATTAATTGGTGCAGCAAGAAAAAGTGTAAGTGGACCTACTGTAAAAGCCTTTATGGCAGGAGAGGAAGGTCTAGTGTTTAGAAAGTTCCTTTGGGATAATGCAGATGATGGATATGAGATTATTCGTTTATCAAAAGAACAGATTACAGATGAAAAATTCTTAGTTAGATTACGTAAATTTAAAAAGAAGAATAAGGGAAAAAAATTTGAAGATATAGACACAGAACTTTCAAATTTTGTTAGTGGAGAAATAATACAACTTACATCAAACCAACTTCCTACAGTAGTTAAAAAAGGAAATCGTTTAACAAGGATGATGGAGAAAACATATGGTAACGTTATAGTTACTGCAGATGTAGATGGTTCAATAGTTCAAATGGCAAGAATGTTGAGATTAGTTACTGACCAGTTACCAGAAAAAAAAGCTAAGGAGATAAGCAGTAAGTATTTTAACAAAATGCTTGATGCTTTAGAATCAGATGATGCTCCAACTCAGGTAGTTAATACATTAGTTGAGATGTTACAAAAAGATTTTAAACCAGCAATCGTTAAAAATCTTGGAGGAAAATTAGATAAAGCAGGAAATATTGTTAAAGGCAGTTTAACAAAATTTCAAGAAGAACTTATTGAACGAGGTACAAATGTTATGGGTAAATTTTATGCCGAAGGTGAAATGGCTAAAACAGCAGGAAGAAAATACACAACAAGTGATATGCCGATTGCACCAATGTTAAGAAAAATATTAAGAAAGAAAAAGAAAGACATTGCAGCTGATGAAGTTTTAGTGAACCCTCTGACAGCTACACAGTTAGCTGATGAAATATACTTACCAAAACCAACAGACATACTTAGACTATCCAAAGCCTTAGATTCAAGTTTAGGACCAATAGGAACAAAGTTCTTTACTGGACAAAGTGCAGAATCTTCAAGAAGATTTTTGGATTGGTATTATGGTGGCGTGTTTAAACCACTTGTTCTTTTAAGACCAGCTTGGACAGTAAGAGTTATTTTAGAAGAACAAATAAGAATCCTATCTTCAGGTGTAACAAATGTAATAACACACCCTCTAGATACAATAGCTAGAGTATTAAACAGTCCTAGAGAAGTTCAAGTAGGATTGATAAATTCATTTGAAAATAATGCCTTTCATATGTCAGCTATGTCTAACGCATCAGGAACAATGTCCTCTATCAGAAGAAGATGGGCAGGAGCAGGACAGTGGACTCTTGTACAGAAAAGTGGTGTAACCTCTAAATCCTGGAAAGATGCTACATTTAGAAATACATTACAGGCTTTCTTTGACCCTTTGTCAAAAGAGTTAGCAAGGATACAATTACTTCCTGCAGCACAAAGAGCTTCACAATTAAGAATACTTAGAGCAGCAGCTAAGAGAAAAGGAACTTGGCAGAATAACCACATTAAAAAAGTTACAGGTGCAGAAAGTCATATGTTTAAAGGAGCAGGCAGACAATCAAAACCAGGTGGTCAATTAGTAGATGAATTTATTAATTATGTTAATGCAAATCTTGCAGAAGTAGCAGGTGGTAAATTAAAATTCACGACTGCAAAAGGAGCTCCAGCTGCATCTAGTAGGTGGATACAAGAAGGTGGAAAACCAGAGTTGTTGAAATGGATATCAAGTACAAAAGTAACAAATGCAGATGATATGAAAGGATTAAAAGGAGTAAAGTTGGAAGCATATTGGAAAGGTGAGTTAAGTAATACTGAGTACGATAAGATAACAGTTCAACTTAGAAAAAATCAAGAAGAAATTAAAAAAAAGTTCTTTGAAGATTTTCTTGATATATTGCCTGAAACTGCAAAAGTAGAAACATTTACAGATAGTACGAGTATTAAATTAATGAACCGAACTGTAGATAAACTATTTGATATGTTAATGACTGTACCTACAAACAAATTGTCTAGGTCACCAGCATTTAAAGCTAGTTACTGGAAAAAGATTGGTGAACTGGCAGAACACTCAAACGCAGCTACTCTTAAGAAAATAAAAAAACAAGCTAAAAAGCGTGGAATAGATAAGGGAACTAAATTAGAAAGACAAGTATGGAAAAGAATAAACAAAGCCACAGGAGAAGTTGGTGGTATTAATAAGATTGAGATAGTTGATAAGTCAGCATCTGCTTATGCTCTTACTCAAACAAAAAGACTTCTTTATGATGTAACAACAAGAACAAGACTAGGGCAATCTACAAGAGCACTGTTTCCTTTCGGAGAAGCATTTGTTGAAATCTTCACAACTTGGGGAAAGATAATAAAACAAGAAAGGTTAAGACCTTTAAGGAGAGCTCAACAAGTAGTTCAGTCAGGAAGAAAAGAAGGAAAGCAATTTGAAGATGATGACCAAAAAGGTTTCTTCTATCCGGACCCTTTAACTGGTCAAGAAATGTTTAACTATCCAGGTAGTGGATTAATTAGAAAATGGATGTTTAAAGACCTTGAAGAAAAAGGAGTAAAGGTAAATCTACCTGTGTATCTTCGTTCAATCAACCTAGCAGCCAATGTTATACCAGGCTTCGGACCAACTATTACAGTACCTGCTGCATTTTTAAATGAGAAGTTTCAAGTATTTAAACCAGAGGGGTTAGCTCAATTTATATTGTTTGGTGAATTTTCTCCACCAAGAGCTGGTACACCATCTGAAATAGGTGCTTCACTTGTACCTTTTCCTAGTTATGCTAAGAAGTTTCTTAATGCGTTTGTTCAGAATACAGATGAAACAAAGAGAATGTATAACAACACAGTGATTGAAGTTTATAAAGCATTACTTTTAGCAGGAGTAGTATCTGACAGTGGTCCTAAAGAAGCAGCACAGGCGTTAGATTTAGCTGCAGAATATGCACAAGAAATAATAATGATAAGAGCATTTGCACAGTTTCTCGGACCAGCAGGACCTAGTTCACCTAAATATGAGATAGCTGATAATACTGGAACATACTTCTTGTTTGAAACTTTAGCTCAGGAATGGAGAGAGATTTCTTCTACTGCACCTGATATTGATGCAGCTATGAGTGAGTTCACAACTAGATTTGGATTTGACCCAATAGCAATAGCAACAGCTAAAACAGAAACTATTTTAAAAAGACCTATAACTGCAGATGGAGCAGAGTGGGAGAGAAAGAATAAAGACCTAGTAAAGAAATTTAATTTTACTTATGGGTTTTTGATTGATGAATCAGATTCAGAGTTTTCTTATGATGCTTATTGGAATCAAATAGTAGAAGGGGAAAGAGTACCAAGAACACCTGAACAATGGCAGAGAGCTAAGAATATCCTTAAAGGTAACTTAGAATTTGAAGCGTGGTTAATAAGAAATGATTTAGTTAATAAAACAGATAGGGTATCACAGGCAGCCAAAAGAAATCAGAAGGCAGAACTTGCTTCTAAATATTATGGATATGGTATGTCTATACCAGGCTCAGTAAAGAAACCAGAGATTAATGAGATTATTATGGAGCTTTACACTTGGTTTGACCCTGTAACATATCAACTAATACCTGAATTAAAAAACGAGCCAGTAGCACAAGCACTGGTAGAATATATTAAAGAAAGAGATAAAGTTATTGAAATAACTACTAAGATACCTGGTGCAAATTATTTGCCTACATCTTTTAGAAGTTCATCAAAACTTGTTTCTTTTAGAAAACACTTACGATTTGTGAAAAGCCAGATACTTATTAAGTATCCAGAAGCTGGAGCTTTAATGAATGAAGTGTTTGAAAGAGAGTTAAGAAAAGAATATGAGGATATTGCTTTATTAGAGGCTAACGAATAATGGATACATCAACATTTATAGATAGAATTGTAGAGATACTTCGGTATGTTAATAGTCAGGCTGTATCTGGTGAGGGTGTGATAATGCTATCCCAAGACCAGTTTGATATTATAAACGAAACACCTGATATAGAATCTGCAAGCAAGTACTTATTATCATATGGTGTTCCACAGCATCTACTAGCTATGGCTTTAGATGAAGATAGTGATATAGGCTCAATGGGAAATTATGATGTAAGTATGGCACAGGCACAATCCCAATATGGTCTGGTACAGCCAGGGGAATCACCAATAGGTGTTCCTGCAAATTATGTTAGCCCTAGAGGTGATGAAGCTACAGAGTATTATACAGAAAATGAGTTAATAAGTTTATTTACAGGGAAAGATGAAGAAGAGATAGCAAGAATACAAGCTGGATTAATTAATGCAGGGCTATTAGAAACTGATGCTAGTTTTCTAGCTGGAGATTGGGGAAGGACAACACAAACAGCTTTCTCCTTTGTACTTGATAGAGTTAATAGAAGAGGGGTTACAGCAGAAGAAAAGATAACAGGTACAGAATGGAACGCTGCTTTAGATGAGTATGTTAATAATCCTCTACCTAAGTACCCAGATGCTCCAGCATATTTACCACCTGATTATGACACTGTTAAGAACAGTATTGTAACAATGTTCAGAAGAAGAGTTAATCGTAATCCTCAACCATACGAATTAAAACTATTAGCTAATACTTTATATTCAGAAGCACAACAAGCATATACACAAGATACAGAATTAACAGAAATAACAAGACAGGATGATGTAACAGGGGGTGGTTTACTAGCAGGGGAGTTTGGAAACTACTCAAAAGAAAATGTACAATCTAGCATAGATACATATGGTATGACACAGATAGACCAAAGTGCATCTTTAGCAAATAATTTTGATAATATGATAGCTAAGGAAGAAGGAAAGAAGGGTGAAAATCTTGACATTCGTAAAGCTAGGTCTAGTATGTTTGCTTCTCTTAACCAACGACCAGGTGCAGAGGGATATTTCTAATATGCCAGAGAATACAGAACTATACGCATTTATGGAAGCTATAAGACAGCAAGAAAATGCTGGTGGTGATTACTTAAAGAAACATAGAAAAACTCAAACACAAACAAATAGAGGTTTAGAAACAGTGCAGGCTTTGGGAGCTTATGGAATACTTGATATTAACTGGGAATGGTGGGCAAAAGAAGCAGGATATAAAGGTGCTGATTGGAGAATACCAGTTATACAAGATATAGTTGCTGCAAATAAAATACAAGAGTACTACAACAAATATGGTTCTTGGGAATTGGTAGCTGTAGCTTGGTATGGTGGACCAGGAGCAGCAAATGATGCAGCTGCTAATGGTATGGAAGCAGTTAAAGATATAACTAACTTACAAGACATAGGACCAAATATTGAAACATATGTAAACAAAGTAATGAATATGTATGAGGTTGAAAAAGAAAAACCACAATCTAATAGAAATATTCAATCGTATGCTGAACTAAGAAACCAAGATAAGTTTTTTACTACAGCATATAACCCTAAAGGAGAAATACTAGATGCTCCAAATAATACTATTGTTAAAGTTGATTCACCAGATTACACAAGGCTTAATAGAGAAGTCGTACCGAGTAATGATAAGATTGCTAAATATGGAGCTGAGATAGTAGATGCTCTAACTCCTAAGAGAAAGAACATAGCATTTGAAATGCCAGAGGGAATGGAATAATGGCTAACGGAGATGAAACAGGATACGGAAAAGATTACGACCCAGTATTTAAAGACCGAAATGCTATAGCTGCTATTAAAAAGATATATCTAGCTCAGAGATATAAGTCTAATTGGGAGAAGAACTTTGAAGGGAAACCACTTGCAGTTGTAATACATCAGTTCCAAAATGATATTAAGAATCACCTTATAGAGTTACCTAAACAACTATCACCTGATGTGGATATAGATGTTTCTATAGAAGCTAATTTAGAAGAAGCAAAAACTTTATCAGATAATCAATATTATGCGAGATACCTTAGACAATATGATATACCTGATACAAGATATACAAACCCAGGAAAAGATGAAGTAGTAGAAGATGAAGTAGTAGAAGATGAAGTTGATGTTGGAAGTGTTGATGATATATACAACAAAAAAGATATTGTTGAAGAACAAACTAGAATAGCAAAAGAAATAGCACCTAAAATATTAAATGACCAAGAACTAAAAGAACTACTAGATAAGATAGATTCAGATTTCAGAGATGTAGGTGACACTATTGAAGAAGAAATGGAAGTTATTGCTAAATTTTTAGAAAACATAAATACACCTGATGAAATTATTTTTGAGGACCAAACAGGATTTGTTTTAAGGATAAATAAAGATGGAGAACTTGAAGGTTATGATGAAAAAACAGGGAATATATTTAATCCAAAGACCTCAGAAGTAATTGGTAATGATTTTGGAAAAGTTATAACTGATGATGATGAAGTAGTTGAAAAAGTAGTTGAGGAAGTAGTTGAGGAAGATTGGTGGTCAAGTGATTGGAATACTGATGGTCCAAACATAATACTTCTTGATGATAAAAAATACGCATTGTTTGAGAAAGATGGTTCATTTAGAAGTGCAGGTTCAGAAGATGAATTTTATGCTTTATTGAATGGTTGGACTCCAGGAACTGAAAATCCAGATGTTGATTGGCAGGGATATTTACCGATAACAGAACTAGATGAAATATGGAAAACCTATCGTGATGAAGAAAATCTAGCAGATAGTGTAAAAATTATTGTTGATAGTACTAAAACTGATGAGAAAGAAGATGCTATAGCAGGTCAGCCAGGTTCAACAACCCTAAATCAATTTAACAATATTCCAGAGGGTGCAGTCCTCGTTGAATCAGATGAAGATAGATTATATTTAATGTACACAGTGCCAGGAGCTGGAACTATGTATAAAGGATTACCTATAAGAATGTTTTATGAAGTAAGACATAACGACTTGTATAAGGCAGGTATTCTAACTGAGAACGCTCCTTACGAAATAAATTATTTTATGACAGAGGAAGAGATAGATGACTTTATTGTTGCTGGTACTACATCAGAACTACCAGGCAATGACCCAAATACTGGTCAAGCTCCCCATCCTTTCTTAACTTTTGTAGATAATCTAACTACACAAGCTCAGATTGCTCCTTGGTTATTAGATAAACAATCTATTTCCTTAATAGCAGAAGCAGAACTAGAAGGTAGACAAGTAAGTGCAGCTGAGTGGGCAATGACAGACTGGTATAAAGAACATTCAGAAGCAGAACAAGCTTGGTTAAGAAAATATAATTCTGACCCTTCTTCAGCTGCAGCATTAAAGAATGATTATAAAATTCAAGTAAGTAGAGCATTAGAAGCAGCAGGCGTAACTGGTGGTTTTGATTCAGAAACAGGACAAGAGAAAGCTCCACCTGATGCTTTAGTTAGTTGGGTTGCAGATAAATGGGTTAGTGGACAATGGACAGAATCTTATGCTTCAGAACAACTAGCACTATTTGCAGACCCATTTAGGTCAGGTGTTAGAGATACAGATTTTACAGGTTATGTAACTTCAGCAGGAGTTGGTGGATTAGAAAGAACAGCAGAAAAAGAAGATAGAGTTAGACAACTGTATAATCAGTGGCTAGGTCCTGTGTTTGGACAACTTACTAATGAAGAGGTTTCTAAACGAGCTGGAAGAATAAGAAATGACCCAGACTTTGAAGCTGCATTAATAGAGCAGTTAAAAAATAATAGATTAGGATTGTTTCCTCAATACACTAATTCAAATCTATCTTATGAAGATATAGTTACACCTTGGAGAAACTTAACAACTTCTGTTTGGGGAGAAGCTGCAGATGAAACAGAATCTTGGTGGCAAGATATGGTTGCAACAAATGATTTTACTACTGCAACTGCGACATTAAGAGCTAAAGGTTTAGAACAAGATAACAGCCAAGTAACAGTAGAAGCAACTCAAGCATTACAAGCTGCATTAGGTGAGGGTTCTGTTTATGAAAATCTAGGAGCGAATCAATAATGGCAACTTATTTAGAATTAGCTAATTCACTTTACCCAAATATGCCTGATGCAATCCTTAATGCTTTTGCAACACAGTGGGCAGTTACAGGTTCCCCAACGGTAGCTATATCAAATGTTAGACAAACACAACTATATAAAGATGAATTTCCTGGTAATACATTACCTAATGGTCAAGTAAGACTTGATGAGGTTACATACCAAGGATTAAAAGAATCTTACATAGGAACTTTGTCTGAGTTCGGTTTACCAAGAGCTACATCAGAGGACCTTCTTAATGCAAGATTTACTGCATTGATTGAGGGTGAAGTATCGGCTAGAGAATTTGAACAAAGGATAACTTCAGTTTATAGAGGAATTAAAGACAACTTAGTAGAAGTGCAATCATTTTATAAAAATAACTATGGTATAAACCTAGAAGCAGAAGCTATATTTTTAGGAGCATTAGACCCTGAAGTCGGTGAAGAAATAATTGCAGGTAGAATAACCTCTGCACAAATTGGTGGAGAAGCAGCCAAGGCAGGATTCACAATATCAACTACAGTTGCAGATAGACTAAGAGGTGCAGGACTAAACCAAGGACAGGCAAGGGAGTTCTTCACAGCAGCACAATCTGAGTTACCTAGATTAAAGGAAATAGAATCAAGAATAGAACCAACTGCTGAAGGTATAACATTAGAAGAATTTACGGAAGCAGCAATATTTGGTGATACGGAAGTTACAGATAAAATTAAAAGATTACAAGCTAGTGAGGAATCATTATTTTCACCTATAGGTGGAGCAGCCAGAGAAGGTTCAAGAGTAACAGGTCTAATACAAAGATAAATAAAACATACTTCTTGTATAAACAGTGTTATAATAAATGTATAGCCTGGTAGGGTCGGCTTAGAATAGATGCTACAACTCTTCGGTATACCCTGCGTGTACCTTAGTATTCAAATTCGCAGTGTATCTGAACAGCTAGAAGTGGCTGACAATTCTCATTTGTTCATCAATTATAATTTGTCGCCTATCGCATTATTAACCACAGGATAATGTAGCTAGTAGAAAAACTGTGAGGGAGAAAAAATGGAAAACGAAGTAGAAGATATGGTAGAAGAAACGGAAGAAGTAGAGGGAGATAACGCTGCTATGAAGCAGTTAAGAACCCAGCTTAAGAAAACTGAAGCTGAAAAAAAAGAGCTTATGGCTTTTAAATCAGATTTTGTTTTTAAAGAAGCAGGATTCGACCCTTCTTCTGGACAGGGCAAAGCACTAAAGGACCTTTATAAAGGCGACTTGGAAGCAGATGCGATAAAGGCATTTGCTGCTGAACAATATGGTTGGGGTGAAAGTACTCCAGCAGTTCAGGAACAAGAAGCACAAAAGGAAAGAGTAGTGACAAGCCAAAATAATTTGGATGCTGTAATAGATGCGAGTGTTCCAGTTGAACCAGCCAATGTAAATGACCAGATTGCAACAGCTATGCAAGATGGAGATTGGAAGAAAAGTTCAGCTCTCAAAACTACAAAATTAAAAACCCTAATGGAGAACAAAAGATAAGTTTCTCCATTGATTATTAAAAAGGAGAAAAGATTATGGGTGCAGTATCAGGTATGGGGGATACGTTTGATTTACCGAATTACGTAGGTGAATTATTCAATATCACTCCAAACGATACGCCCTTGCTCTCAATGATTGGTGGAATAACTGGTGGAAAATCAGTAACTTCCAAACAATTTACTTGGCAAACTGTAGATAATACAGCTGCAGCTCAAACTGCTGTTGTTGAAGGTGCAGACCCAACGTACGAAGAGAGAACAAGGTCGGAAGTAACAAATGTTACTCAAATTATGCAGTATGGTGTTAATGTATCATATTCAAAACAAGCAGCTACAGGTAACCTAAGTGGCGAAGCCATCATAGGTAACCAACCAGTTCAAGATGAATTGGGTTTCCAGCTTGATATGAAACTTAAAAGAGCAGCTCGAGACATTGAGTTTTCTTTTATTCAAGGTACATACAATGCAGGTGCTAACCTAGCAACAGCTAGGCAAACACGAGGATTAGCAGCTGCTGTAACAACCAATCTTGAAGCAAAGGGTGGAGTAGCCCTTACGCAAACAATTATGGATGCGTTGCTGAAAAGGATGGCAGACTCTGGTGCTCCGTTTGAGCAACCAGTTATATTATGTAATAGCTATCAGAAACAAGTATTGTCTAGCTTATACTCTAATGCTTTAGCATTAGCTCCAAGAGACAGAAATATTGGTGGTGTAAATATCACAACAATAGAAACTGACTTTGGAGAAATTGGTATTGTCTATGACAGACACGTATCTGCTAGTAAGCTACTCATTGTTGATGTAGCATTTTGTAAGCCAGTTTTCTTGGATATTCCAGGAAAAGGACACTTCTTTGTTGAGCCAGTAGCTCAATCAGGAGCAGCTTATAAATACCAAGTCTATGGAGAAGTAGGACTAGAGTATGGTCCAGAAATGTTCCACGGACAAATTACTGGATTAGCTTCCTAAATACTAAGAAGGTAATTACACTTACTGGGGAGAGAGTTTTTCTCTCCCTGGTTAGTACCTATGCGTTTAAACGCATAGTAGAATTGGAATAGATATGGCAGCAGTAAGCACATTAATAGATAGAATATATAGAGATTTTTTAAATAAACCAGATGACTTATCTGCGTTCTCTAGGTTAGATGGGGGAATTAATGCTTCAGTTACATCACTTGTTTATGAATCAGGATTGTTCTCATCAGAGGAAGAAAATCTTTTAGGTAATGGAGCATTAGTAGAGATAGGACAAGAACTAATGTTAGTAACTGCTTCAAACACATCAACTAGAACTTTAACAGTAGCAAGAGCTTACGCAGGAACTGCTGCTGCTGCACACACAGATGAAGATAATATTTTTATCAACCCAACATTTCCAAGAAAGTCTGTATATGATGCCGTATCAGATAATATATCAAGACTCTATCCAACTTTGTATAACATAACTACAACAAATGTAACTTCCAATGCAACCTATGCTGAAGTTCCAGCAACTACAGTTTCAGTCGTTAGTTCTTATATTCAAAATGCTTCAGGTAGTCAGTACACAAGTGCAGGGATAGAACTACTAACAGACTTTCCACCTTCAAGTACTAATACTGCTGTTCAGTTCTTTAATACAACTTCAAATAAAACTGTTTATCTAGTTGTTAAGAGAAAGTTTGCAAGACCAGTAGATGAAACTAGTGATTTATCTACTGTTTGTTTTCTAGATGATTCATACCATCAGATAATTATGGTAGGAGCAGTAGCCGATATAATGGGAGCAACAGATATAGATGCTTCAACACAGGAATTTATTACAGAAAAACTAGCAGCAGAAAACTATCCTATTGGTTCAGGAGAGAGATTGCGAAATGGTTTGTTAAGACTTAGGTCTTTACTTATTGATGAAGCAAGAGGAGAACTTCGTTCTCTATATCCTCAAGCAGTTGCATTAGGAAATATAAACTATAGTGCGTAATGGCAGTATTACCTTCCCCTGCTAATACAGATGCACCTCAAGCACAGGGATTTGAAGCTAACATAGATGACCTGTTTTTAAGATTTGCTGTAGGTCCTGGAAGGCAGATGAATATAAATACTGCTCCACTTCAGGCACAGGCAGTACAAACATCAGAAACTCCAGAGGATTTTCAACAGGAGTTTGGTCAGATTTATTCAAGAGTAGATTTCTCTGGTGGTTCTGGATTAGATAAAGCACATCAAAGACAAGCAGGAGAGACAGCGTTCAGTAGATTTTGGGATAGTAACGGAGTTGATGTATTTAGTGGTAAACAAGTAGGTCAGGAATACAATGTTAGTCTGCTTAAATCAACTGAAGAAGTCGTAACAAGTTCAGAAACAAATCTTTTAATGCAGGAGTTAGATGGAACAGTTTACTTTGCTGATGGAGAGGTACTTAAAAAGATAACAACACCTCTAACAGGTGCTTCCAGCACAGATGGAACTCCTAGTGCAGGTAATGATATTACAGGTTTGGCTGTTCTTGGAACAAGATTGTATATAGTTGCTGATGGAGATATTGAGTATAGAGCTAGTTCTGGAAGTTATAGTGCTTATAATTCAGACCAGACCTATGACAAGATATGGAGTATTAAAGGGAGAATCGTAGCATCAAGTACAGCAGGAATTTTATATGATGTATCTGGTGGTACTGATTCAGCTATTAAAACACTACCAACAGGTAGAACTTGGACAGATATGTGTGATGCTGGAGCAGTAGCATTAGCAACTGCAACAGATGGGTACATTTATTCTTTTACTGATGAGAGTTCTACCCTTACTCTTAAAGGACAGACATTTGTAGAGGGAGAAGTTCCCAATGCAATAGATGCAGCACAGGGATTAATTTTTTATGGTACTTATGAATCGACTGCTAGTGGAAAGATAGGAAGATTATACAGAGCAGATATTACAAATGCTGATAGTTTATATGTCCTAGTTAATTCACAGTTGATTAAACAATGGGGAGATGGAACTACTACATTGGACCAAGCACCATATAAAATTGTTTCAACAAGAGATAGTATTTATACAGGGATAATAGACACGGCTTCTAAAACAAACTTCTGGAGATATTACCTACCAACAGGTGGAATAGCTAGAGATTTGGAGTTCGGAGAAAGTGGTGTTGTAAAAGGTATTGCAGTATATTCGGATAGATTATTTGCAACTGTAAGTGGTGGTGGAATATACAGAGAAACAACAACTTATGTAGCTAGTGGTTATGTTATTACTGCACTTGCTGACTTCTATACATCAGAATCAAAACAATGGGTAGGTGCAAAAATAAATACTAATGACATTAGTTCAGGTGCAGTTAAGTTATCCACATCAACGATTGCAACAGATATAAACAATAGTGCAGCTACCACTTGGACAGAACAAATAACATTAAATTCTGGAACAGGTGGAGAAGAAGAAGTTATGACTTTAGTAAGTGGAAGATGGATTGCAGGGAAGATTGATATAACAACAGATGACACTTCACAAAGTCCAGAACTTTTATCATTTGCTCTTAGAGGTTTTCAATTAGTTAATGACTTAATTGTTGATATACCAATAAATATATCTGACCAAGTAGAGAGACCATTTAGAAAAAGATTAAAAGTAAATGGACAAGGAGAACTTGTGTATCAGGCACTTAGGAATAAAGAAGGAAAGAATGTTCAGTTAGAGATATTTAGACCTGATACATTATTAAGAGGTATAATAGAGAATGTTAGCAGTCCTATTGAAGAAATATCTCCAAGAGGTTCTGTAACAACTTATTGTCTAGTAAGATTTAGAGGAAGTAAGGTAGTACAAGTATCAGCATCTGGAGAAGGGTTAGGAATAGCTCTACTTGGAGTAGGTAGATTAGGATAGAATGACAGCACAGGAAACGAAACTTTATAATGCGTATGAAACAACGCTGACAGCAACAGTTGGTGCATCAGGTTTAACATTTACAGTTAATTCTGTAACTGCACCTGTTGCAGTTACAGTAACAGCACCATTTTTTCTAGTTATAAATCCAGATAGTTCAACAAATAGAGAAGTTGTACATATCACTTCAGTTAATTCAGGAACTAAGACTTTAACTTGCGATAACATAAACAAAAGATACTTAGATGGTTCAGCAGCTGGTTCAGGATTATCACACGCATCTGGTTCTGTTGTCAGAATGTCGCCAGTAGAACAACACATAGAGGACTTAAACGATAGAGTAGATACAGTAATTAATGAAGCTGGTACAGCATTTAGTTCAGCAACAATTACTACAATAGATTTAGCTAACGATAAAGTTTTAGTTTATGACAATTCAGCAACTGCTTTAAAACAAGTAACAGCAGGTAACTTAACAACAGCATTAGACCTAGATATTGAAACTGATTCTGGAAATATAGATATTGATTTAGATAGTGATGCACTAACAATAGCTGGTGGAGAAGGAATTGATACATCAGCAACAGGAACAACAGTAACAATAGCAGGAGAAGATGCAAGTACTTCTAATAAAGGTGTCGCTAGTTTTGCAACAGCAAACTTTGCAGTTTCCTCTGGTGCAGTATCTATTAAATCTGCTGGTGTAGATTTAACAGATGAGGTAACAGGCGTACTTCCAATAGCTAATGGTGGTTCAGGATTAAGTTCTTTTACTGCTGGAGATATAGTATATTACGCTTCTGGAACAACATTAACTAAGTTAGCTAAAGGTTCAGCAGCAGAGGTTCTTACAATGAACGGAGCAGCAACTGCTCCAGAATGGACAGCACCAACAGTAGGAGATATAACAGCAGTTACAGCAGGTGTAGGTTTATCTGGTGGTGGTGCTAGTGGAGATGTAACATTAACTTTGGACCTTTCAGAATTATCAACAGTTACTCCTGCAGATGGAGATTTCTTTTCAACATTAGATTCTGATGGTGCAAATGAACAAAAAACTACAACAACTGCTTTGGCAACATTATTTGCAGGAACAGGACTTACAGCATCTAGTTCAGTAATAGGAGTAGATGCTTCACAAGCTATTACAGCTTTAACTGGTGGCGATTTAACAATTTATGAAGATGCAAACAATGCAGATGTTTCTGTCAAAATGGGAACATCAGCAACAGAATCATTAACAATAGAAGTATTAAATGGTGCTAGTAATAAAACTGCTGAACAAATAAACTTTACAACTGCTACTGCATCAGGAACAACCGACCACGGAAAGATGGTATTTGCAGTAGATGCAGTAACGATAGCAACTATTGATGATGATGGTATAAATTTAGCTTCTGGTATGAACTTTTCAATTAATGATGTTGATTTACCAAGTTCTGACACAACTTATACAGCAGCTGCTAATGGTGGTATTGGATTATCTGGTACAGCATTTAGTTTAGATATAGATGGAATGACCGATATAGGTGCTGCAATAGTATCAGGAGATTTACTTGCTCTTGATGATGGTGCAGGTGGAACTAATAGAAAAACAACAGTAGATAGACTTGCAACATTATTTGCAGGAGATGGACTAGCTGATTCTAGTGCTGTTATAGGTTTAGACTTAAACGAATTAACAGCAGCAGCAGTAACTGTAGCTAATGACAGTATTGCAATAATAGATGCAGATGCTAGTAACGGAACAAGAAAAGAAAGTATCGCAGATTTAGCAACTGCAATGGCAGGTACAAACATTACTGCAAGTGCTGGTGTGTTAAGTGCTTCTGGTGGTGGAAAAATATTACAAGTAGTTACAGGAACAACTACAACAGATACAGGTGCTACTGCCGATACAGATTTTGGGGATACAGGATTAACTGCTGATATAACCTGTGCTGCTACTTCAAGCAAAGTATTGGTATTAATTCAACAGACTTTATCATTTAGTAGAGATACTGGAGAACAGTTTGGATACTACAATCTTATGCGAGATAGCACAGAAGTTGGAGAATGGTATTACTTGGTTGGTTCCAGCATAAAAGGTAATGGACCACAGGGAGTAGGAACAGTGTTTGTGGATAGTCCTAGTTCT